TGGTTCTGCACCGCTAGTGATAACATCATTAACACACATAGCAACAAGGTCAATACCTACACCATGATGGTCATGAGCCATACGTGCAAGATTTAATTTAGTTCCAACTCCGTCTGTGCCAGATACAAGAACAGGGTTTTTATATCTCGATGGTATCTTCATCATGCCATTAAAACCACCAAATCCACCCAAGACTTCTGGTCTATGAGTGGACTTAATGGTGTCCTTTATATCATTTACAAAGGATTTACCTGCTTCGATATCAACTCCAGATGTTTTATAATCCATCTAATTACATAATCTTATCTAATTATATCACATATAATCTTTTCGTGCATGGTGTTCTGGAACTATTTTACCCAACTTAACGGTAAGTAGTCCATCTTTAAATAAAACCTCTCTGACTTCAATATCTTCTGATAATGACCAGGTTCGGTTGAAAGATCTTTGAGCCAGTCCCTGATAGACATACTCGGATTCTTTCTCCTTTTCTTTTTTCTTTCCTTCAACAATAAGTTTTCCATATTCAGTATAAACATGAAGTTCATTTTTACTAAATCCTGCTAATGCGATTTCTAGTATCGACTCAACATTATTTACATGAATAAGATTGTAGGGTGGATAGTTTGTTGCGGTTTCGTAAGAATTGAAAAAATTATCTAGGTATGAATCCATACCAATTCCATTCTTAGAAATAATCTTCATTAATTCTGGAAGATTAGCAGTATGATACTTTTGTAAGTAAGTCATAGTTCTCCTTAATAAGCGAGTTTAGTTTTTGCCCCCGAAGGCGACACTACTAATTATAACACAATCATAGTTTTTTGATTACGGTAAACCAAACAATTAACACTTTAACCAACCTGTAACAATGTATTTTGTTTCGGTTTTGGGGGGATAACCCCTATGCATCCACGGCCAAAGTGCAGGAAAAATCATCATCTTACCTGCTTCTGGTTTAATTTTGAGTCCTGTATTAAACTGTGTATACCCACCATCCTTTACATCATTGAGATACCAAATGTAAGTTAATCTTCTACTTCTAAATGATGCTTGGTCATGATGCCAAACATAATACTCTTTTGGTTTAGTTCTTTGAATTTGATATCCAGAGTCTTCAACATGAGTTGTTGCTGACTCTTCTAATATAAATTTATGATACATCTTTCCCCTAGTTTTTTCATAGTTAATAATATTTTTATTAAGACTCTCATAAAAAATTTTATCTTCTTCTTCCCATCCACTGTAATGTGTCATTGATAAATCAGTGGATTTTTTTATTTCAGGTCTTAATCCACCTCCAACAATACCTTGACTTTTTCTATCATCTTTCTCAAACTTATCAATTATATGTTGACAAAAATCCTCATCTAATTCATTTTCTTTTATGTAAACAAAATCATTTAAACTTAAATCTTTCATAATATTGAAGCGTTTGTGTTTATAACAACTCTGTGTTGTTTTTTTGATCTGTAAGCACTATGAAAACGAGTACCATCAAATATTACTGCTCTTCCTTTTTTTGGAGTAACTCTTATAAGTTCAGTAAACTTTGTGGTTGATGCACTATCCATAGTAACATCAGGCCATTTTTCATTAAAAAATACAGTATCGCCATCACTATCGTGAGGATAATATAGACATACCCAATGATATGAGTGTGAATCTACGTGTATATACTCAGGATCATTTATGTCAGATGGTGGTGTCTTAAAAACTCTTGATTGCCATAAGAAATCAACATTTATACCTGCTTTGTTAAATCCTTCAAAAACCATAGGAAAAACAAAATTCCATGCGGTGGATACTGGATTGGGAAAGTTTTCAGTTGTGGTTGCTAATACATGGCTATATCCAACTTTATTTTTTCCTATGTAAGGAGAGTCTTCTGGAACTGTTATATCATCTTTTTTATCCCAAGGTATATTCCAATCATCATTCACAAAATACCTCTCAAGAACATCTTGATAGTTTAGAGAAATAAAATCTTCAACTACAATTAAATCACTCATAAAAAAAAGGAGGGAGGTTGGGTTCCTGTATACCAACAAGTAACGGGCATTACTACAGAAGTAAATACGTTACAGCCTGAGACCCGATTGGTTGATCGGTTCTACCCTTGCGAGCAGCAGCACCACCTGTGTCTCATCACCTTAACCAGCGGTTGCCAGTAAGTTTATTCAGTCACTCCCATGTTGCGTCCAACATTATTAATATAACACACTACTATTTAGTTGTCAAGTGTTTCTCTTAACTTACGAATTGATCCCTTTAAATTATCAAACATCTGTTCTACAGTTGCACCTCTAGGCATGCCCATTTGTCTTAATGACTCTCTCATATTCTCTGCAACTAACATCGCATCTTCATCCTTAGAAAGTTTACATCTGAAGTACATGAGTTTTTGTTTCTCTAACAACTCTTCAATCAAATCAAGTTGTTCTAACTCATCCTCCTCATATCCAGTTACAGAAGCAAAGGCTGTATCGATAATACTACTTGTGATTAAGTCTTGAAGTTCTTTAATCTCCTCAAGACTGGCTTGAACCATTTCTGAATCAAAAAACTCACTACTAGAATCAAACTTCATTTGACAACAATCTCCTTGAGTGTTTGTTTGTACTTTTTAAGGTTAATATTATTTAACAAAAATGGTTTGTATTTGTCAAGTTTCATACTGACGGTTTTCCATACAAAGTCATCTAACTTGTCATCAAAGTCTTTTTTGTATCCAAGCATACCATCTAGTATTACTAATGTCTCTGTTGTAATATTTTTCTTTAAAAGCTCTTTAATAATTATTGGATGTTTACCATTCTTACATTCAAACAAAGAGTTAAAATCGTTGTCATTACAAATCTGCATCATCTCTTGTTTGAAAAGATAATTTAGACTTTGTATTTTTTTCTTCCAATCATTATACTTGTCTTCGCCTGTTTCTATAATCTCTCCTATCCACATTCTTTGTGGATCATCACACTGAGAGAATATAGCAGTAAAGTAATCTACGATATCTTCATCTTTCTTTTGACGAGACATCTTTTCAAAAAAATATTTGTCTTTTCTCTTATTAAATGACGAGGTGGTTGCGTTTGTCTTACCACCATACTTAAAATAATCAAAGTTATCCTTCGTAAAATGATTCTTGAATGCTAGATAAGTTCTGTAGCAATCAAAACCAGTCATAAGGGCAGTTTTGCTCTTGATGTTCTTTTTAAAAAATTGAGTTCCGTTGCTTCCCATTTCAACTTCTCCTTGAGTGGTTTTGAAATGAGTTTTGGCACAGATTCAACGTCAATGGCATTTTGTTCACAATAATGTATGATAGCATCAATATAACCTAGATTGTCGTCTTTGACAATAGCCTCTATGTCCTGTGCAAACTGTGCTGAACAGAGAAACTTTTCTTTAAGCGCTTTGTTGATGTCACCCATTAACCACCATTCGGTTTTCGATAAAGTTTTTGACATATTTCACAAGTAATTTAATGTAGTCACCTTTGTTTCTTTTATCATAAACTTTGACCTCACCATTTGGTGTGACCATGATTGTGATAAGTTTTTGGATAGGAATTCCAGTCAGTTCATAATACATACAGGCATATGCAACCTCTTGAACAAAGTATTGTTCAATCCATTCTTCTGGTTTAATCTTCTTCGAGGTCTTAAAATCAATAACAGCGAGTCCGCCCTCATATTCGGCGATACAATCGACTCTTCCTGCCAGACCAAGGTATTCAGAATAAAGTGTGCGTTCTATTGCGTGTATCTTTCCTATCTTGTCCAGACTAGACTTAGCACTGTGAAACATAAACTGAGTCAGTGGTTGATAATCATCCCAATCTAACTCTTTGTTCTCAAGATAGGCTTGTGCAGCTTCATGAAAGTCCGTACCACGCCGAGTTGCCTCTTTTGTGACACGATCTGCTTCTTCATTCCCGACTCTCTTTCTCCATTCACGAAACACCTCTCGATTATAGAAACTAGTAACAGAGGTGATAGAAGGAACCCATTCATTGCTGGGTAACTTATATAGGCGAAGTCCGTCAGTCTCTTTTTTCTCTAACTCTAAATCACCTAAGTGATTTTCAATAATAAACATTAAAATACCATAGCCATTTTACGAACAAGATATTCTCTCACAAGACCAGAACGAACAATATCATTGACATTAAATTCAATCATTGCAAAGTTCTCAGGCATTTGTTCGATTATCTTCATGAAGTCAAGAATGCCATTCTTCTCATTGGTTTTCTGTAAGTCTGTTTGACTTGCATCACCACAGAACATAATTTTAGCATCCTCTCCTACTCTTGTCATTATACTATCTAATTCATGAAAATTCAAGTTTTGTGACTCGTCAACTAACACAATCGCTTGGTCAATCGTTGTTCCACGAATGAATGATGTGCTCCAGAACTTGATAGTATCCTGTTGTTTTAGATTACCATATAACATCTCAAAGTCTGCATCAGTTGGCATCTGAAACATATACTTCACCATATTCTTGTATGGTATCTGATACAAGAAAGACTTATCCTCATGATCGCCAGGCAAAAATCCTATCTCTCTGGTTGATACAAGAGATCTTACAATGTAAAGTTGATTGTAGGGTGTATGTGGATCAAGAATATCTCTCAATGCAAGATATAATGCAACAAAGGTTTTACCAGTTCCAGCAGCACCGTAGGCAAAAATATTTTTACCCTCTTTGTAATTGTCAAAGAGAATCTTTTGGTTGTCTGTAATAGGTTCGATCTTGTTTAGAAGATCGGCATTTATATGTCTTTTTCTCTTCATCTGTTTAGCCGTCATT